TTGACCATAACGAAAACGAATATTATCACAGTCTATCCATTGCCCTTCGGCTCCGGTTGCTGTTTGTTGTTTATTAATACCTGGTTTAAGTTGTATCTTCTGTAAAGGCATAAGTATACTTTATATACTAAAAAAAGAAGAATTATACTATTTTTTAAAGGATGCAGGAAGTCCTAAATGAGGTCTTGTATCATATATATTATCTTCAGAACCTTTAGTTTTTACATTATTGTAATGTAAAAATACTTGCCCACATTCTTCTCCATCAAATTTTTCTCTCCAATGTTCTAATTCACATCCTTTATAGATCAACATGTCTCCTGGATTTAAAACTACCTTTATTCCTTTTTTTCCTTTTTCCCCAGTTGGATCTACATAAATAGGCCATCTATCTCCACCAAGATTTAATGTAGTTGATATTTCACAACTAAATCTATCCATGTGTCTTTTTAATTCATCTCCTTTTTTATAAAGTCTTGCGTAGGCATACGAAGGAATTAATTTTAATTTTGTTTTTTCTTCCATAATAGGTATTAATTTTAATAATAATGTTTCAAAAGCTATGTCAGCATAACAAGAATAAGTATCTTTAAGTTGTGTATCACTAAAAGATCCCATTATTGTTTCAAAAGGAGAAATATAATGCTCTTCAAAACAAGTTTTTGCAACTTGTCTCTTTATATGGAAATAATTAAATAAAAATGAAGACATATCTTTAGATATAACTTTTTTAACAACGATGTATTTATTTTTTTCAAAAGTCATTTATTTAATATAATTAATATTTATAACCATTCTATTTTTACAATTAGTAGAATTTGTCCCAGCATGTAATAAAGAAGAATCAAACAAAACTAATCTATTTTTAATAGAATCTATTTTTTGTATTTTATTTTTTGTCTTAATTAAAGTATAGCCATTATTTGAATTAACATAGTATATTGCAGTAATAGAGTCTTTTATAGTAGTATCTTTATGAAATTCTCCTTCTATTATTTTTTGAGAATGCGGATTTAAATTAGCTTTAATTCTTATTAATAGTTTTGGTTTTATAAAATTAACAATAGGTAAAATAATATCATAATAATAAGATTTATCTAAACCATTAAAAAAATTATGAGTAAACTGAAATTGAGTAATTAAATAATCTTTTTTAGGATCATCTTTACTTTTATTAAAAAACCATGGAAAATTTAAATCTTCCATAGAAGAATGTAATTTAATAAAAACATCTTCGTTTAATAAATTATCTATTATTTTAATATCCATTTTATTTTTTTGGTAATGCTTTTATACTCCAATAAATAAATCTGAACTGTTCTTTACCATCATCCATAGAAAATTCATGTGGTATATAACTAGGAAAAATCATTAATGATCCTGGTTTTACTTTAAAATTAATTGCATCTGTTGCAATAGTAACATCTTCTTTATTTTTTTGAATTAACTTCGTCATTTTAGCCCCTTGTCTCGGGTCATGAAAAATTGGAAAAGAAGTTTTATCACTTGCTTTTAAAAAATAAAAACCTGAAACATGTTGATTTGGATATACTTTTACAGGTAAGTAGCCACCTCCTTTTTTAGGAAACTCATAAACACCGAAATCAGAAAACATAATTTCATATTTTTCCATATCAAAACCTTGCCAATCTAAAAATTTTAATGATTTTTCTTTTATATATTTTTTAAAATCAATAAATTTGTTGTTAGGTACTAATAAATCAGAATCATAAATTATACCAAAATCATTTTTTTTCTTAAATTCTTTTTTAACATCATTAATATAATCATCTGTATGAATTGTTAATGATTTAACAAATTCAAGTTTTTCTTCAAACCACATTGGCGTTGAAAAATATTCTCCTGCTAACATAATAAGTATCCTTTATTTTTTATAATGTATTACCTTATCTAAATACTTTAGTAAAGTAGGGGTTTTTTTTAAATTAATATTCCATTCTTTTTGCCTATTTTCTAAATTAACAACGGTTTCTTTTATTCTAGGAATTATAAAATTTTTATCATGTTCTTTTAAGATGCTTATCATATCAGTTGGTCCCCAATGCATTCCTGCTGCAATACAATGTAAACCACCATTATAATCATGTTGATGCAGAAAACCTCTGTGTATAACAGCGGCATCTATCCCTTGAGATAAGCTTGGTATTCTATTTATTAAACTAGAACTCCATTCTTTATTTAAATGACTTCTCCAATAAGGAGTGTCATCTCTATGAGACAATGCGTAATGTAAAGCTACAAATTCTGAAAAATTCTGAAAAATTTGTCTACAATAATAAGTAAAATTATCTTTATCAAATTGAGATATTTTTTCTCTTTGTAAATTTCTAACTAAATTAATTAAAAACTCATGCACTGAAAATAATCCATTGCTTTCTAAGGGCTCTATAAAACCTGCTGCTAAACCTATGGCACATACATTTTTTACCCATAATCTTTTATGTATTCCAACTCTCATTTTTATATTTTTAAATTCTAAGTCTTTATTTCCTAAATAATTTTGAAATTCTTTTAAAGCATCTTCATCACTTATAAATTTTGATGAATAAACATAACCAGTACCGATTCTACTCCATAAAGGAATATTCCATATCCAACCATTTTCAATAGCAGTGCAATTTGTGTAGGATACCAATTCTTTTTCTTTATTTTTATAAGGCATTCTAGTTGCCCATGCAGAATCATTTGGAAGTAAATCTTGATAACTTATAAATTCTTCTTTTAAAGTTTCTCCCAATAATAAAGATTTAAAACCAGTACAATCAATAAAAAGATCTGCTTTGTATTTTTTATTTAATGAAATAATCCCTTCTTCATTTTGTTCAATGGTATTAATGTCTTCTTTAATATGTTTTACACCTCTAGGAATACAATAATTATCTCTTAACCACACACCAAATTTAGTAGCATCAAAATGATATGCTTTAGGAAACTCAGGAGAGAACTTATTGTTATTAATATAATGCATTTGTGGATAAAAAGAATCTACGTAATCTGAATGAGGAGTTTTTGGTTTTAAAAATTTTTTAAACCACCAATCATTTAAACCAGATGAATCTTTCATTAAAACAGGATTTCCAAAAGGATAATGAAAAGCTTCTCCTTTTTTATAAAAATCTGTGAATTTAATACTTAATTTATAGCTTCCATCTGTATGTTTTAAAAAATGTTTTTCATCTATTTCAAGCAATCTAGCCCATCTACTAATATATTCTAAAGTACTTTCACCAACCCCAACAGTTGGAGTATTTGGACTTTCTATTAAAGTTATTTTTTTATTAGGAAAAAATTTAATTAAAGTTGAGGCTGTCATCCAACCTGCGGAACCACCGCCTACAATAGTAATACTTTTCATTTAAATGGATATCCCATATTCCACATAACTAAACTATGTCTTGTACCTGTTATAACTGGTTTTACGCGATGCCAAACCCATGATGGAAATACTATTATAGATCCTTTTTCAAAAGCTTCATTTGCTTGTATTACGTGTTTTGACTCATCTCTCATAGATGGATCATAGTTTCTACAATCAAATTCTAATTCACCTCCTGTATATTCTGATCTATCTGTTAATTGACAAGTAACGGATAACTTTCTAATTTTTCCTTTTTCATGTCCTTCCATTGTAGATGGTGTTTTATGATCATCACAATGCCAATCATAGTGTTGATTTGGTTTATATACAGTGAATTGACATGCTTCTGAATAATCCCATTCATAGTTCCAACCAGAATTTTTGTTTGCTTCATGAACAAAAGGATGAATTTTTTTATAAATCCAAGGATCATTTAACCATATTATAGAAGAATTTCTTATTTTTTTTAATTCTTTAATTTCTGATTTTTTTAATTTTTTATCATTAAGACCCTCTGTTATAGCTAATTTTCTTTTTTTCTGCAATCCATATTGAACTAAATCATCACAAAATTTATGACTTAAAGCATCTTTAAAATACCAGTAATAATTAGATATATTCATATGTAGTAGTTAAAAAAATATTAGGTTTATTAGATGTATTTTCTAAAATGGAATATTTTAAAACAGAAGGAAATATTATAAATTCATTGTTATTTAATATTATTTCTTTGTTATTTTTTTTTCTTCTATTATTGTTGTATTCAATATTAATTTTGAATGAATTTTTATTTATATTAACACCATAAATCATAACATAATCAGGTGAGTTTTTTAAATCCATTAAATTTACTTCAGTAATATTGTCTAAATGATCTAATGGTAATAATACTGATCCCCAAGTATCCATATTAACTAAAGTAAATTTATATTTTAAATATATAAATTCTCTAAGGTACGTATTAATTTTATCAATATTTCTTGAAAATTCTAATTTTCTATTAAATATAGAACTAAATAATATTTCAGTGGATAATTGTTCTCTATTTATTTCAAATCCTTCTGGCATATCTATACATCCTTGGTATAAATTTACAGAAGTTAATATAATTTCTTTCATATTATATAAAATATAATACTTTCTTAAATAAAAATCTAGTGCTTATTTATTTGGTTTTTGATAAGAAACTAAATCCCAAGATTGATTAGATTCATTCCAAATATAGTTATATAAATAATTGACATCTGAAATTTGTTCTTGAGTTAAAGTAGGTCTTGATATTGGAGCTTCCCAATCTGCTATTGTTAGATTTAAATTCCAACTTATAAAAGGTTTTTGTGGATAAAAAATATTATTAGTAGAATCCCACACATGTCCAATAGCTGCAAAATTTCCTCTAAAAGGTATTCCACCTTTTATATGTCTATTATTAATAGTATTATATGAAGTTTGAATCCACATAGAAGCTGGCCAATTATTATGTTTTTCTAAATATTGTTGTCCAATGCTTTCTTGAGGTATTCCATTAATATCTAACATATCTTCATTATTAAGAGTTAACACCGTTAAAACTAAATTTTCATTATTTATTTTTGCAAAATGAGCCATAATATACCTATTTATACTTATACCTTACTATTACTATTCCTGATCCTCCGGAACCACCCAATCCTTCATTCGTAGGTGATCCTGTGCTTCCACCAGATCCACCTCCACCTCCACCTGTATTAGCATCTCCTGCTCCTCCTGGAGTACTTGGACCTCCTACCCCATCTCCACCACCACCAATTCCACCTGTTCCTCCTGGTCCTGAAGGATAATTTCCTCCTCCGCCTCCACCTGAAAAATAACCCGTTTCGCCTGCTGCTGGATTTATACCTGCATTTGCTCCTGCTCCACCTGCTCCATCTCCGCTACCAGATCCGGCTGCTGCTGCTGCTCCACCACCTCCACCCATAAGAGCACCTGCTCCACCTGGATTACCTTGTGGAGGACTTGTTGGAGGAGTATTTCCATCTCCTGCGCCACCTGCTGATAAACCAGCACCTGCTCCAGATCCACCTGGTCCTGCTGGTCCAGGAGTACTATGTCCTAAACCGCCGCCTCCGCCAGTTGATGTGATTCCAAGTCCTGAAGATGGACTTCCTGGTGTGTATGAAGTTTGACTTGTATTTTGACCTGCCCCTCCTCCAACAGAAATAGGATAAGATTGAATAGATACTGGAATTGCAGAAACTCCTGTTCCTAAAGGAGAAGCTGTAAAACCACTTGCGGCTCCAGAAGATTGTCTAAATCCTCCGCCACCACCGCCTCCTCCGTGTCTTTTTCCTCCAGATCCTCCGCCTGCTACTACTAAATAATCTACTGAATTTGATCCTTGTGCATTACCTACTGCAGTAACTTGAAAAGATCCAGGTCCTGTAAATGTATGTATTTTATAATCACCAGAAGTAGTTACTGTACCACCTGTTGCTGCTATATATAGTTTTGCTATTCCACCAAGACCAAATCCATTTGCTGATGCTGCTCCTCGTGTAGATAATAAAGGCATTCTTTCTTCTCCTTCTATTTAAATTGTGTTTGTGATGCGAATACTGTAAATGTTGATGCTGCTGTTTTGATAGCTGTGTAAGTATACACATCCGTAGATGAAGCATTTCCTGTTGTTGGAGCTGTTCCACCTTGCCAAATTGCTGTAACAGTAGTTCCATCAACTTGAGTTATGGCATTGTAGTAAGTTGTATTTAAATTTACGTTCATATAAGCAACTGTAACTGCTTCACCTATATTCATCACACTGTTTAATGCAGTTGTTGAGTTTCCTCTTAAATTAATTATATGGTTAGCTGTGTCAGCTGAGTTATCATAATAAACAGCTTGTGTAAGAACATCATAGTTAATTGTAGTATTAAAAGTTGTTGTTATTGTAACACCTTCTAAAA